CACAAAAATTGCCCTTTGAAGATGACTACTTCTGCTTATATCAATTGCATGAAGTCTTGTGGTGGGCATAATTGCTCACATTGGGCTGATTGTAAGCCTGATCTTACGTCCGTGGTGGCTTCTTCTAAGGTCGAGACGGCTTCTGTCAAGGTAGAAATACCAACTCCTGCTATTGTTGGTCCTCCTAAACCTCCTCCGAGGTCGGTGAAGGACATGCTTCAGGCATGGAGTGTTAAAACTGAAGCACTCATTAAGTCAAATCCCAAGTTTCCTATCGATGTTGCTCGTCAAGCAATCGGTAGTGTTCTTGAGGCTGATGGGAAAACTCGCATTTCACAATGCGTGTCAACTGCCCGTGGTGTCGTAATGAATAAACACTGCGAAGAACTTGGCTTTAAATGGTCGTTCGGGGGGAAGTTACATGACAAAGTGACAAAGCGGATTTGGTCTTGGACCAACCACTCTGATGGTGTCGTATGGGAAGGTGCAAATGGTTTGCCGTCTCTTGCAAAGAAAAACTTTTCGTTACCTGAAGTTAACCAACGTGTGGCTTTGATAACACCTGATGGCATTGCCCCAGGTTATATTATGGCCATTAATGAAGGTGAGTTTGGTACACAGATTGTTTCGTCGTGTGATAGCAAACCTGGAGATTGTGGGTCTCCTTTGATTGACTCAAATGGGAAGGTTGTTGGGTTCCATTTTGCTGCGGGCAAAAAGGATGTTTCCAACCGTCAATTCCCTGTCACGAAGGAGTTTCTCGCTCTCTTTGATGCACCGTCAAAAAACGCGTAAGGTACCTTGAATGTGCGATCATTGAACATGAGGAATCACGACTCTTGTTTGACATTCTTGGTACTGATCCGATCGCTAATGGCCCGGCTATAGGCCCTATGGGTTTGTTTGCGGTTGGTCGTGTTCCCTATCGACCTATTGGAAAGTCCCATTACACCCCTGCTCCGTGGGATGTGGTGGGCAACCTGGACTACATGCCGGCTGTCATGAGTGACACGGCTATGCGCAAAGGCCTTCAAAAAGCCATGGAACCAATTCGGTCCTATGACGTTTTACAAAAAGCCCGGATGCAGCACTTTCTCTCTACGAGGATGCGCCCAATCTGGTTTGGTAATTTGGTGAAGGAGTGTGCGGATGTGGTTGCTGACCTCAACATGAAGAAATCGGCAGGATGGCCTTTTTATTATCAATGTGATGATAAAGAGGATTGCCTGGCAAAGTTTTCAATTGAGGTATGGGACCTTGTAGAACGGGTATTGCGCGGGGAGTACGTTCCCATGTACTTCTCAGCGACGCTTAAGGATGAGTTACGCACCAAGGATCGTGTTGCTGAGGAAAAGACTCGTGTGTTTAATGCCAGTGGGATTGTTCATTTGATTTGCTCTAAAATTTTGTTTTCTAAGCAGAATGAGGCAATCGTGAATACCCGTGGCATGCACCCAAGTACCCTTGGTATATCGGTCCCTGGTCCAGAGTTCGTTTCTGCAATGTTGGGTCTTCGTCGCAATTGTGAAGAAGGTGATGTTGCTGGGTGTGATCTTCGTTTGAACCTCGACTGTGCTCAAATAGTTCGAGATGTTCGAAAGGAGAGTCTCCCTTCTATGTTTCATGATGCTGTCGATCGTCTGTATGACGCGACGTACGCTGGACATAGTATTACGGAAGGCGTGATTTACCGTCTCCTTCATAACAAGTCGGGTACAGAGAATACTATTTCTGACACCTTTCTGATTTTGTGGATGCAGTTGTGGGAAGCTATTAACACACTACGTCCCGATTTGGATTTTGATGAAGCTGTTCGGCTTCTGATTAATGGTGATGATTTAGCGACTGGCATCGATGCTGAGGGCTTTGGTCTTAAACAGATTTCAGAGTATCTTCAACAGTATGGTACCATTCTCGAGATCGTCCACTCTGATAAGGGTGGTCCAGAGGATATTACTTTTCTCTCGAATTCACTTCGCTGGCGTTTCGTTCCAAAATATGGTGACATATTGGTGGCGTCTGGCAATAAAGCGAAGTTGGTTGCCTCTGAGAATTTTGTGAAGAGTTCTCCAGAGTTGACGTTTGAAGAGAGTTGCTTGGTTCATTTGTTGGGTTTGAGGGTGTGTTTGTGGCCGTTTGCTACTGAGTTTGAGGATATCGAGGATAGAATCAACGATTATCTTTTTGACTTGGCTGCTCACGGTCTACTTTCGGATCGTATTCGCATGTTCCTGCGAGCTCGTATCACGGAGGAACAAATACTCTCTTTGCATGTTCGTACGGAAGATGGTTTAGTTCTTTTTCCAGATTCCACTTGTGAGGAGGTGCATAAGTTATTAAGCCTCATAAGTTCTTACAGCGAGCATTTGAATGAAATGTCCACGAAACAACAAAAGAAGCCAAGTGCTGCTGAGCGTGCAGCGCAGAGCGCGCGAGATAAGGCTGCTTCGCGGCCGAAGTCTCAACGCAAGACCTCCAATGGGGGCAACGGAAAGGGGGCATCTGCTCCCAATGGAGCTCCTGTGATTGATCGTGTTCACCCACAGAAGGATTCCAGCATGGTTGTTGGGTCAAGTGGTCTCGGCTACGAGGAGAAGTTCTCGATGCAGGAGGTGCCATTTGTTCATCCACGCCACGGTCCTGGTGTCCGTCTTCGTGGTCGTGAGTTGGTTCAGCTTATCAACACCACTGGTGTTAGTGCTGTTCCAACTGGTACTGCCCTTGCGAACTGGGATGTTAGTCCATCCAATTTGCTTGGTACTCGTGCTGCTGCATTGGCGCAGTTGTACGAGAAGTACCGTTTCAAGATCATGCAATGGGAATGGTCTCCTGAGAATTCGACGGCGACTGTCGGCAAGGTCCTCCTTGCTTATGATCCGGATTGTTTGGATGCAACTCCACCAGTTTCTTTAGCTGGTTTGAAGGCTGCATCATCTTTTGCTGGGTCTAAGGATACGACTGTTTGGAAGCCTTGTGCTATCCGGATTGTCGAGAAGGAGGATCAGCTGTTTTTCACCAATGAGGTGGCTAACACTGATGCTAGGTTGATCTACCAAGGACAGTTTTATCTGTTCAATGGTGGGTCTTCCGATCTTGGTGTTGGGCATGCGATTGGTGCATTGAGTCTTGCTTTCGAGCTTGAGTTCTACAAGCCGGCTTTGGAGCAGATCGGGACGTCTCTCGATTTGCAGTTCAATCTGCAATCCAATACTCTGAGGACGAATTACTCTGCTGCATCCAAAATGTTCAATTCGTTGAGCAATGCGGGTGTCTCGAGTTTGACTCAGAAGGTTGCGGGTGGTATGCAGAAGCTCGTTGATGTCCTT